AAAGGAAAAATTATGACGAAAGTATTTGACGCAACAAAATTTAGAAAAAGTTTAACAAAGTCTATACAAGGACTAGGCATAGGCTTCAGCGATCCAACGGACTGGATCTCTACAGGAAATTACGCATTGAACTATTTGATGACAAGTGATTTCAACAAAGGTATTCCCCTAGGCAAAGTAACAGTACTTGCCGGTGAGTCTGGTGCAGGTAAATCATACATAGCATCAGGCAACATTATTAAGAACGCCCAGGATCAAGGCATATTCGTAATATTGATCGACACAGAGAACGCACTAGATGAACAATGGCTACAAGCACTTAACGTAGACACGTCGGAAGACAAACTTATGAAATTGAGTATGTCCATGGTAGACGATGTTGCTAAAACTGTTTCGGAGTTCATGAAAGGGTACAGAGAACAACACGCAGACAACAAAGAGGGTGCACCTAAGGTGCTATTTGTTATAGACAGTTTGGGTATGTTGCTCACACCAACTGATGTAAATCAGTTCGAAGCAGGTGAGATGAAAGGTGACTTGGGTAGAAAACCCAAAGCCTTAACAGCACTTGTAAGAAACTGTGTTAACATGTTTGGAAGTTGGAACGTGGGACTTATTGCAACCAACCACACATATGCATCACAGGATATGTTTGACCCAGATGACAAGATATCAGGTGGACAAGGATTCATATACGCATCAAGTATTGTTGTTGCAATGAAGAAATTAAAACTGAAAGAGGACGAAAAAGGCAACAAAGTAAGTGACGTCAGGGGTATCAGAGCCGCTTGTAAAGTTATGAAAACAAGATATGCAAAACCTTTCGAGGGTGTGCAAGTAAAGATTCCATATGACACAGGTATGGATCCATACAGCGGACTTGTGGATTTATTTGAGAAGAAAGGTCTTCTAGTACAAACAGGAAATAGATTGAAATATGTCGACAAAGCAGGTAAAGAACACATAGACTTTAGAAAAGCCTGGGTTGGTGATAAATTAGATATGATAATGGCAGAGTTCAAAGAGGAAGTGCCTACAGAAGAGGAAGTTGAAACCGAATGATAGACTTTACACACGAGGACATCGAGCGTTTGTGGAACTCGATGGTTCATTATGTGCCAGAAAGACAAAAACTGGACATGGCCATAGACTTCATTAAGAGTCTAGAAGACATTGGTGTTGAACATGACGAAATTAAAGCCTCCGCTGAATACGATCCAAAACTTGAAGAAGCAATAAACACTGTGTTCGAAGAGGACGACGAGGAGTCATACGGATACGGCGAAGATGATTAATTGGTACAACGAAGTCAGCAGAAATCTCAGCAAAATACCAGATTGTATATCACACTTTGATAAAGAACTTCTTGAAGCAAGGAAACAGTGTAAAATTTATGGTAACCTTGAAAGGGCAAGTGCGGCCTTACCTGGAATAGTGGAAGAGAGATTTAGCCAACTGCAACAACTTGAAGCAATACTAGAATATCTTAACATCGAATTACGAAGACTAAGATCAAAAACTTTTAAAAAATATTTAGAAAATTACAACAGAGCGTTATCAAGTAGAGACGCTGAAAAATATGTAGACGGCGAGGACGATGTTGTGGATCTAACTAAAATAATAAACGACTTCGCATTAATCAGGAATCAATACTTAGGTATCACCAAAGGACTAGATCAGAAACAATGGCAGATCACAAATATTGTGAAACTGAGGGTCGCGGGAATGGAAGATGCCGACATCAAATAATAGAATAATACTCACAGACGTAGACGGCGTCCTTTTAGAATGGGAACACCATTTTACAAAATGGATGTTACAACGTACACTTTTCGATGAAAGGGGAGCAAGATATCATCCACATCGATTACTTCCGGATAAAGAAAACACATACGAAATGGCAGAACGATTTGGGGTAACCAAGGACGAAATCAGAAAGCATATTAGAGAATTCAATAGGAGTGCATGGATGGGGAACCAAAGACCAATGCTAGAATCACAGACATGGGTGAAACTACTTGCGGCGGAGGGTTGGACATTTATTCCAATTACATCGCAGACCTCAGACATACCTGCACAACAACTGCGTAAGAAACGTTTAGGAGAATTGTTTGGTGACCATGTGTTTATAAATTACCATATACTTGGCACTGGTGCTGACAAAGATAGTGCTTTAGCAGAGTTTCATGATACCGGACTATATTGGGTCGAGGACAAGCCAAAAAACGCTGTAGCCGGGCTCAAATACGGTTTAAAGCCTATTTTAATAGACCATCCATACAACCGAGACTTCACCCATCCAGAGGTAATACGTGTAAGTAATTGGAAAGAGATACACAAACTAGTTTCGGGAAGAAAATGAAAATATACGTAGGTTGGGATTCGAGAGAAGACATAGCATACCAAGTGTGTGAACACTCTATCAAACGTAGAGATCCATCGGCAGAAGTGATTCCATTAAAACAAAATGACATGAGAGCTCAAGGAATCTACACACGTGAAAAAGACAAACTAGCATCAACAGAATTCACATTCACTAGATTTTTTGTGCCTTACTTAAACGACTTCAAAGGATGGGCAGTGTTCTGTGATTGTGACTTCTTATGGAAGATACCAAGCCACATGTTAACCAAATACATGGATCCAAGTAAAGCAGTGGTCTGTGTACAACATGATTACACGCCAAAAGAGACAACCAAGATGGACGGACAAGTACAAACTGTTTATCCTAGAAAGAATTGGAGTAGCATGGTGCTTTGGAACTGCGAACATGAGAAAAATAAAATACTTACGCCAGAATTTCTTAATCAACAGACACCAAAATTTTTACACAGATTCAGTTGGCTAGAAGATTCAGAAATTGGTGCATTGCCTCACAACTACAACTGGTTGGTAGGTTGGTACAGAGAACCAGAAGATGGGTCACCAAAGATATTGCACTACACAGAAGGGGGTCCGTGGTTTGACGGATACAGAAACTGTGAATATTCCGACGATTGGAAAAAGGAAGCAATCAACCTTTTCAGTGCATAATACGGTACTACTAAAATCCAGATAACTACAGTTATGAAGAAAAACCACAAGACTCGAATGCTCGAATGGATCGAACAGTTGGGATTAATTGTGGTGCAATCCGAGATTAAACCATATGGTCCTGGCACACGCAGATATATGGTGGGTAGACACATCGAAGAACCTATGCATAATGCGTACCAGTTGCCAAGTGGGAAATGGGCATCGACTGCCGGAGTACAGGAATGGCTGACTCCAGAGCCACTCGACGGGCCTGCTTTAGAAAAATGGTTAAATGATTATGCAAACAACAAGAAATAGATTCCTAGGATCGCCTGAAGAAATACCTAAAAAGATCAAAGGTTGGAACCACACTTTTCAACTGGCTATGCCTTACATCAAGGGACATGGAATAGGTATTGATGTTGGTTGTAGAGAAGGCGGATTTGCTAGAGAAATGGAAGACCACTTCGAACACATACACTGTTTTGATTTCAGAGACAAACAAAACATGTTTAAAAACAATGTTCAAGATATGAGTAAATTTACATACCACGTGTGCGGTATAGGAGAAAAAAACGGTACGGCTTTTACTACAAGCAACAGGGTCGGTAGAATAAAAGGCGGCGGAAATGTTGCCATACCTGTCAAGACTTTAGATTCTTTCAACTTTAAAAGTGTGACATTTATAAAATATGACATCGAGGGATACGAATATAAAGCACTTGTAGGTTCAGAACAGACAATCAAAGAATACAGTCCAGTGGTTGTGATTGAACAAAACAGAGGTGACAGTGATGCACAAGACCTTTTAGAATCATGGGGGTACGAATGCAAAGGCATAGACAAAGTTTTTAATCAAGATTATATAATGGTGAAAACAAATGTATAGATCAATTCCACTACCTACATCAATAGCGTTTGAACCAATCAATTTGTGTAATGCAAAATGTTACTGTTGCCCATACACAACCTTGAGTGAAGATAAAACATATCACGGTAAACTTATGACCAAAGAACAGTTAGGGACTCTTTTACATGATTATGGATCTCTCATAAAGAAATACAAAGTGAAGGATTACACCTGTGCAATCTCGCCATGGAGATACAGCGATCCGTTGGTGCAACCTAACTTGGAATACATAATGGAACTTTGTGATCACTATAAAATTAAGGTAGGCTTGTGTACCAACGGCGTATCTTTTACAAAAAAACAGTGTGAAATTTTAAACAAATACACACACCTATTGGGTAATATACACATGAGTGTGATTGGACACACAGCAGAAGAACTATGGGAGTTTATGAAAATCAAAAAAAATAAAACTCTCGAAAGTTTGAATTTTGTCAAAAAAAATTACCCAAAACTTTCAGAAAGAATCAGAATCGGCGTCAAACATAAAAACCAATCAGCGGTGGCCAGTCCGTCAACAATTAGCGAATACCAAAATGCAACACTAGGTAAAGTCAAGTCTAAGAGGGATTGGGTGGAAAACAGAATGGGCGACGGCGACGGAGACTGGACTCAACCCTATGATGCTGTTATAAATGAGAAAAATTACATGCAAGGTTGTGCAATGGGCGGTGGACGTATATTAAGGCAAATGGAAGTCCTGGTCGACGGACAAGCAGTTTTGTGTTGTGATGATGCAGAAGGAAAAACTAATTACGGAAATATTTTTGAGATTGGTATAGAAAAAGCATGGAACAATTTACAAAAAGAACATGACATTATCTACAATAAAAAATATTCTGAGAGTAAGAAAAATTTGATATGCAATACATGTTCAAGGGGAAAGTTCAAAGGCCAATGGACAATCGAGATGGAAAACAAATTATTGTCAAGGCAACAAGGCGTCATTTCCAAAATAGGAAGTATGCAATGATTGGTAATTATTTTATAGATAAATGTTTAGAAAGCGACACCATTAATGATCCATGGAGTCATCAAATAATAGACAACACATTACCACAAGATCATTTTGAGCACCTAAGACAACAGTGCCTGGGTATCGATGTGCCTAATGACAAACTTGTGCATATACATCCAAAAGATTTCAAAGATTTTAATATAAATTTTTATGATCAAATACACGATATAAGCAAAGCGATATTGGACCACGCAAAACCTTTGTGTGAAAAATATCCAGCGTACAGATGGTTCAAAGATCTGGCGGTAAACGCCCACATATCTGTCACTCCACCTTTACCATACAAATTTTACATACACCAAGAAGGACTTGAAAAAATATGGAGTAGTGTGACTTACATCACGCCAGAAAAAAATGTTGGCACAAAAATGTACACGGAACAAAATGAAAAGTCATTTGTCAAAGAAGCAACATGGAGACCCAACAGCACTTTTATATTTTGTGGTCAGCAAGGTAAAACATGGCACAGTTATGAAAGTGATCAGACTGAACAACGAATAACTTTGAACTTATTTCTCATGAAAGAAAACAAGCATTGTTTTTATAAAAATTAACTAATAATTTTTTCTTTTAAGGCGTTGACATCTGCTTGAAGATGTCTGTCCCTGACTTTACTCCAAACAAAATTATCTCTATAATTGATGTTAAAATTTTTCCTAATTTGCTTTCCTGCATTGTCGTTTATTATTTTTTTTGCTTTGAAAGTAACCGTAGGAAGGTAAAGACACCGATTAAGTTTACGTGCAACCTTTTGTGTGTACGTATCAACGTGCCAATGCCAAAAGAAAGGTGGCGCTAGATATCCCAATGTGCTTACCCACTTCTTATGCACGGCAAAATGTGCCGCTGGTAGAGGTTCATCTGGCCATAACGTCGTATTCTTAGTAAGATTCTTATTGCCTTTTCTACGTCCATCGCTAGGTACTACCATTAAAATTTTATCTTCGTATTTGTCAAATTCCGCAGAAATAATACTGTCCCAATTTTTGGTTTGTACCCGCACGTCATCTCCCATAAGCATCACTATGTCGTTATTTGCTCTCTCGGCCATTAGATTCCAACTGTAACAAGTTGACTGATTCGGTCCGATGGTATAGTGTTTTTCGTCCAGCAAGTCTTTATACTGTTCTAACTTTTCATCATCGTCGTTAAGGTAAAATAAAAATTCTGTGTTCCCTTTTTGTGTTTCCGTTGCTGTATCGACTAATCTTTTTGCTAGTTCAGGTCTACCCCTAGACGGACAGCAAAATGATATCATATTAATTTTTTCTTCCAGGTATCTGGTGTCTTATCATTAATAATTTCTAAAGGCAAATGGTATTGAAACTTTTTAGTTCCTCTTGTCCGTATATACTCCGCTGTTTTTTGAACTGACTGTCTTACATTTGTAGATGTTTTATAACCTAATAATTTCCTTGCCTTGTCTGAAGAACAAACTGCAATCTTCACCTCCTGTGGTCTGTCTTTGTGATACAGCGTATCTAAATTTAATCCTGTTTCGTTTGCACACATTTCTGCTAAATCGTTTATAGTGCATGACTCTTCGTCTGGACCAATATTAACAACTTCACCGACTACGTTATCTTGGAACGCTAGTGCGTTAAGGCAATAAAGGCAATCATCAATGTAACTAAAACATCTTTTTTGTTCACCATCGCCGTATATGATAGGTTGTTTGCCTTGTAACATTCTATTCAACATTATTGACATCACATTCCTAAATGGATCATCATACTTCTGCCTTGGTCCAACAATGTTGTGTGGTACAGCAATCACGTACTCTACTCCATGTGTCTCACATAAGTTTTTCAGAACGTCTTCCCCGGCCTTCTTTGCAATACCATATGGGTCTTGAGGACGACATTCGTAATCTTCTCTGTATGGCATTTCATCATGATGACCATATCTAGCCATCGATGAACAATAAACTATACGCTTTACGTTGTTTCTTATTGCCGCAGTAATAGTTGTGACTGATGCTTCAAATATATTTCTTGTAACAAGCACAGGCGAAAATACAGACAATCCTTCGTAGGCAGTTGCGGCAGTGTGATAAACTATGTCACAACCTTCCATCGCTTTGGTTAAATTTTCTAAATCACAACAATCCACTTGATGGAATTCCACACCTTGTGGCACGTTATCTGCATACCCACCAATCATGTTGTCATTACCGGCAACTGTATGTCCTGCGGAAAGCATCAAGTCTGCTAAATGCGAACCTAAAAAACCTGCGACACCTGTGATAAAAATTTTCATTCAGAGTATTTAATTTAAGTTATGCACGGTGAAAAACTTTATCTGGCCAATGTGAAATAAGAGTTTTGAATCCTAAAGATGCAATGTATTTTTCTATTTCAATATTACTACTGCCATACTTTTTTGTGTTGTTGTTTAATTCTATCATTAGATATTCTACGCTTTCCAATGTTTTTGTAGCACCCTTTAGGACCTCCATTTCAAACCCTTCCACATCAATTTTCATAAGGTCTACGTTTTCTAAAACTAAACTGTCTATGGTGATCATTGGTATTTTTCCTTCTCCAACAACTCTTTTACTCTGGGTGAAATCATCTTCCGATAATGAAATCATTTTTTGTTCTGCGCCAACGGCCAGTTGGTGTGTTTCAATATTACTACCAGCATTTTTCGTTAAGCATTCATAATGCACACTGTCTGGTTCGAATGCAACAATCTTGTTTGCAAACTCCTGCATTGCCATACTCCATGTGCCAACCCATGCACCCACATCTAATACACAGTCAAATTTTTTATTTTTCACTTCACAGTAGCGTATGAATTGTAGTAGACATTTGTTCTGTGTAAACGGCTTGCCAGACTGCCACTCGTTGAAATGCAAGTCATTCTGAGGCACCCAAAAGTCATTTACTTTTGCAATTTTCATAATATTCCTTTATCCATCAGTATCTCTATTGCTTTGCCATTTTCAATCTCTTCAGGAGTGAATTGCTGGTATGCAAGGCTGTACAACCAAGGTTCTGGTCCTCCATAATAGGGATTCTCGATATCTGATAACTCAGTGTTGGCTACGTCTACTGCGAAACTCTTTTGATCACAGAACACTGGTATACCTTCACATATTGCCTCAACTGCCGCTATGGAACAACTGGTCACTACACACCAGGCTTCTTTCAGATCCTCGGATAGGGGTACCTTTGCCTCACTTGGTCCTGAAGTACCCCTTCCCCTAGGCTTGTGTCGAAGTCTGATAGGTCGGTCCGTATACCTTTTTATTTGTTCTATGGTCTCATCTGTCCATTTAGGTCTACCTAAGTATTCATTGATTCCTGTTGAGCTCGGACAAACTAAAACGTGCTTTCCAGCGAAGTTAGGTGCTTTTATCTTTATGTTAAACTTGTCAAACCTATCCGACTTACAATCTTTGATGTATGGAACATGTATTGCATTTTTGCAGATACGCCAGTAATGGTTGTCTGGCTTCAAATTATTATTATCAAATCTTCCAAAATAGGGCGTATCGGTAAACCAATAAGGATGATTCCTCGATTCCAATTTTTGTATCATTTCTCTGTTGTTGTTTACGAATCCCCAAAACATTGCATTCGGAAGTGGATCATTTGCCTTGATATTATCTAAGGTCTGATGTTGGTCCGGCCATGATTTCATTACTCCTTTGAAGACTTCCCAAGCCTTACTTTTCATATTATTAAACGGTACGTAAATTGTTAACATTAATATAATCTTTTAGTTGCTGTGCCCATTGTTTGTGCCCATCTCCGGAAGGATGTGGATCATTGGGACTCACCACGAGACTTTTTTCTTGTATATACTCTAAGTGACTCTGCTCCGGAGAAAAAAAGCGTTTCATATCAATTGCATTGGAGAAAGTTTGAAAGTCCTTGATTTGCATATTCACAAAATTCGGCAAAGAATTATACATCACATATGGTATATGATGTAATTTAAAATAATTTTGTAAATCTAAAACATTATCCAGGTATTTCATTATCAAAGTGTTTTCAATATCCCAGCCTGTTTGCCTTTTGATAAAATCCGTTTGTTCAGTCAATTTCCAACTACGCCAGGTCAAATCCATATTCGGTATCCTTCCCTTTTTCCAACCATCGTCTGTGATATAGTCATTTCTCATCATGCTAGACCATCCGATCAAAGCGAAAGTGTCTTTGTGCCCGTTCTGTTCGAACCATAATTTAGTCGTAAAACTAATACGTTCATTTCCTCGGCCTCCCATGGCAAGATTAGATTTTATATCCATGTCCAGCAGAGATGCCAGTTCGATGCCGGCATGAGTGTTAACTCCGTCCTTGGGCCTAGGAGTCAAGAACGAACAACCATTAATGAACATATTGGTCAACATAATACAATAATTATAGTATACTTACTGGCAAAATACAATCATGAAGAACATAGATTCAATCAAGTATTTCTTAGATAGATGGGAGACCGTAGACAACAGTTACGATTACTCTGTACCTTACCATGAGGACATTGATCCCCACTTCACAAGTTTACCAACTTTTGTTGCAGAGTTTCACAACTGCAAAATTCACAGTGCGCCTGTGCTTACTACAATGGAAAACAAACTGATAACAAGTTACGTATGGGGACTGACTCATGAAAGCAAATTTAAACCTCATAAGTCACACAACCTTTGGAATGAATGGGGAGATAATGTTGAGATAGACATGTCTCCCGTTTCTCAAGAATTCCACGAACGGTACACTTATGTGTGGCTACCTATAGACGAAGCAAGTGTAAACAATCCATGGCACATTTGGATTGATGTGATTAGTAAATTTAGATTGATGGAGAAGAGATGGTCAACAAACTTTGCAAGGTATTGCTACATCCTGGCCAACGAAAGCAAGTACATGGAACGAGTAATCAAAGAGTTATTTCCTGATGTTAAGGTAGTTGTCATGCCAAAAAATAAAGTATGGCAATTCAAGCACCTGCTTGTGCCTAGTCTAAGCAACTCCAAAGACGGAGTAATCACGCCACATCTGGCACAATGGTTAAGACATTTCAAAGGACTAACAGGACTTAAAAGCGTTACGCCACACAGGAAAATTATTGTGCTACGTCCAGGTGCTAAAACGAGAAAAATAAAAAACTCAGACGAACTGATTTTGGCCCTCAAAGGATGGGAGACAGTTGCTTTAGAGCAAATGACCATCAAAGAACAAATGAGGACTTTCGCAGAGGCCACACATATTGTTGCGGCTCATGGAGCAGGACTGGTCAACCTTTTATGGTGTAAGCCGGGAACTAAAGTTGTTGAGATTCAAGATCCAAAAATGATACATAAAAAAGTTTATCCTGTGCTGTCTCATCATTTAGATCTACATCACAAATTATATTTGGCAAACACGGTACCTATACCGTTGGAAAAAAATAAAAAACCAAAAGGAATAAAAAGATTGTCTGACTTGATAGACTTTCAGGTCAATGTTGCAGACTTGGTCAAACACTTAGATTAAATATTGAGAATGAAAATAAAAGTAATTACATCTTACAAACCAGGATGCTGGAATGAATATGCCAAGAAGGGGATCGAGTCAATGGCTGAACAGTTTCCAAAAGAGATTGATTTGGTTGTGTATGCTGAAGAACCAAAACCAGAATGCAAGTACGATAGGATAAAGTGGATTGACCTTAACACCGCAGAGCCTGAACTTACTGCCTTCAAGCAAAGGCATAAGGACGATCCAGTAGCCAATGGAAAATTACAAACAAAGGTTAATGGCGTGCGAAGAGTTCCAGAACTACAAACGCTCGGAGGCTCGGATAAGAACAAGGAATCTTTTTTATGGAACGCAGTGCGTTTTTCTAATAAAGTTTTTTGTGTTGTTAATGGACTACGGAATTCAAAAGGGTACGACTATGTGGTCTGGATAGATGCTGACACCTTTTCATTCCGGCCTGTGCCATTTAGTTTCTTTGAAAATTTATTACCAAAAGATACAATGGTCACTTACCTTGGTAGAGAAAATCCAACGTTGGGAGATGGCGGCAAATACCCAGAGTGTGGCTTTGTTGGTTATAATTGCAACCATCCAGAAATTCAGAATTTTATAAATGACTGGGAACAACTATATGTGACCGATGATGTTTTTAAAATTCTAGAATGGCATGACAGTTACGTTTTTTGGCACCTTACAAAAATATATAGGAAAGAGAAAAATGTCAAAGTAAATGATATTGGTTATTGGAAAGGTGTGAAAGGACACCATGTGTTCGTGAACAGCGAACTGGGTCTGTACATGGACCACATGAAAGGTAATCGTAAAACAAGAGGCACAAGTGTCAAAAATGATCTAAGGCACAATCCAAAAGCCAAAGTTACTGTTCATGAAATAGATTACTGGAAAAAAGTACCACCGGCCTAAACAAACATAATTACATTAAAATGAAAAAAATTGCATTTGTAACTGGGATGACAGGACAAGACGGTCCTTACCTAGCAAAACATTTATTAGAAAAAGACTATAAAGTTTATGGTTTGGTAAAAAGATATAGCAATCCAAATCTGTCAAACCTAAACTACTTAGGAATAGAAAATGATGTTGAACTTATCACAGGAGACATCACTGATGATGCCAACATGAATCATTTGGTAAGAACAATTAAGCCAAACGAATTTTACAATTTAGCCGCACAGAGTTTCGTAGGTGCGAGTTGGGAACTAAACAAACAGACCACAGAAGTGAATGCCATGGGCGTGTTAAATGTTCTCAATGCCATAGTCAATCAAAATCCAATTACAAGATTTTATCAGGCAAGTACTAGTGAACTCTATGGCAATTCAAATGTAGAGGGAGTGCAGGATGAGAACACACCGTTACATCCTCGTTCACCTTATGGAGTATCTAAATTATATGCCTATTGGATGACAATAAATTTTAGAGAAAGTTATAGTATACACGCTTCAAATGGAATACTTTTTAATCATGAATCTCCGATTAGAGGTAAAGAATTTGTTACAAGGAAAATCACAGACGGCGTGGCACGGATTAAACTAGGACTTTCAAAAAAACTTACACTAGGAAACTTAGACGCAAAGAGGGATTGGGGTTTTGCTGGAGACTATGTTGAAGCGATGTACACCATGGTGCAACAACAAGATCCAGGAGACTATGTGATATGCACAGGCGTGCAACATTCTATAAGAGAATTACTCACCCATGCTTTTAGGACAGCAGGAATTGACGACTGGGAGCAATATGTTGAGTCAGATCCTCGTTACAAACGTCCAGCAGAAGTACACGCACTGCATGGTTCATACGCAAAAGCAAAACAGAAATTAGGGTGGGAACCTAAAACCGAGTTCAAAGACATGATTGCTTTGATGGTTAACGAAGATATAAAGAGATTGTCCCATGATATACGTTAGTGCCACTAACAGGAAACTTACTGAAAAATATGTTGACTGGGCAGTTCGAGGCTTACCTAATGCTAAAAAACTTGCCCCTACTGAGATAATCAAACAAAAAGATTGTACCAAAGCAGTAATGTTTGGTGTGCTACGTGGAACGCACCTCGTGTACAACTGGGCAAAAAAGAATAAAATCGATTTCTATTATATGGATCGTCCGTACTGGGGAGAAACAAGAAACGCACCTTTCTTTAGCAAAATAGTCAAAAACAATCATCTGAAGAATTGGTTTGAACACAGGCCAGACGATAGATTCAAAAAAACATTTCCATGGCCTATAAATCCATGGAAAAAAGATGGAAAGAACATAATAGTATGCCCACCGTCGAATGCGATGAAAGAATTTTTTGGTGTGCATGATTGGCTAGACAAAACAGTATCAACCCTACAGGCCAACACAGATCGTCCGATAATAATCAAAAACAAAGGATACAATCCTATCATGGGGTATGACAAGGATGGGGGAATGATAGTGACGGGTAAAGACGACAGTGCACCAAGCGGACCTATTGATTGGAGTGAGGCATTTGCTATCGTGACTTTCAATTCAAATATTACCCTAGAGGCCACAACAAGAGGCATACCTTGTTTTACAGATAAACATAATGCATGTGCACCTATATCAGAAACAGACTTCAGCAAAATTGAAACACCAAAATATGCTGACAGAGAACCGTTGTATCATTCAATGGCCTATGGACAGTTCACAGCAGACGAAATTAAAAATGGATACGCATGGAGAATACTAGATGAAAGTTGAAATATTTAGAAGGACAGTAAAAGACAGACGTAGGGGAGCAAGTTGGGACTTACTACAATACATGGCAGAAGGAGTGAAGGCATGCGGAGACGATCCTGTTATTGTCAACGAAAACATGACCGGTCCTTGGCAAAAAGACGAAATGGAACCAACAGCGCCGATAGGTTGCATGTTTGGATATGGTGGGACAAATCAAAGACATCACACCAAAGGGAGAAGGTTAGACCTTGTTGAACGGGCCAAAAAGAAAGGCATATACATTATCACATTCGACGGTGGATTGCTTTCTAGTTTTGGGAATGTGCATGGGCCAAATCATCATTGGAGAGTATCATTATACTCGCCCATGAACAACGGAAACTTTCTCAGCGACAACTCACCCGCAGACAGATGGGAAGCGGCAAAAGCCAGATGGAATGTGAAAAGCGAACCATGGAGGAAATCCAACCAGACAGATCCAATAATGTTTGTGCTTCAACCAAAAGACAACTGGAGCATGAACGAACTTGATCCAATAGATTGGTTCAAAGGTGTGTATGACAAACTGAGACCAGCGACAGATAGGAAGTTTATTGTGAGGCCACATCCTAATCATGTGGTTGCAATAGAAAACAGATTAAATGAATTTCCGGACGATGTCGAGGTGCATATTGGACAAAAATATTTCCAAGGTGATGAAAAAAAATATTATAGGTTTCATTTTCAGGAAGCAATTAGTAACTGCCATGCTGTGGTTACACACAATTCCACTGCAAGTGTAGATTCATGTGTTAGAGGTATCCCAACTTTTGTTACTTCGGATCTTGCATTATGTTGGCCTGTCGCCAACACAAATTTAAATGACATAGAGACTCCGAAGTACCCAGATAGGCAACAATGGCTGTATGACTTAGGTTACAAGTTATGGAGTGAAAAAGAAATAAGAGATGGTACCGTATTCAAAAGATTCAAAACAAAGTTAGGACTTTAAGATGTGTGGAATATACGGAATAACCACGGGTGATCAAAAATTCATAAACGATTACATGCATACTTGTAATCATAGAGGACCCGACGGTGCACATAAAATTGAAGTAGTAAACAAAAAGTCAGGCAACACTGTAACCCTAGGGCATAATCTTTTAAGTATAATGTCTGAACCAGGTAAATCGCAACAACCTTGGCTTACTCCAAAACACAATTATCTAGTTTACAATGGTGAAATATTCAATTACTACGAACTCAAAGACAAATATAAAGACTTTGTAGACACAACAGGTTGCGACACAGAATTACTTGCCTGGGGGTTGGACAAATTTGGGTTGTCATTCATTGATGAAATAGATTCTATGCATGGCTTCGCTTACTACGAAGTCAGTAAAGACAAACTGACCTTAAGCAGAGACCATGCAGGCATTAAGCCAGTCTACTATGCACAAATAAAAGAAGGATTGGTATTTGGTTCTGAGATAAAGGGAATGTTAGATAAAGTTCCTGGAAGTAGAAAAATGGATAACCTTGCTGTTAGTTTTATGGCGAGGACAGGAATTAATGCCCTGCGTAATACTTTCTTCACAGGCATAAAAAAATTGTTGGCCGGAGAAACAATAGTGTATGATATCGCAAAAAGGCAAATTGTAAAAACACATAGGGTGCATATCAAATCCACTAATACTAAAACATTTGACCCTGAAGAATTTAGGACCATGGTTAAAAAGACTGTAGAAATGTGTTCAATAGGACGAAGGAAGATCGGGGTGTTCTTGAGCGGTGGACTGGACTCAAGTGTTGTTGCATACGAACTCAAACAGATTAAGGGAGAGGCAAACACATTCACCAATAGAATGAATCCCAATGTACATGTAGACGAGGACTACAACAGTGATGCGAATTGTGCCATGGCTCTTGCTTCAAAACAAGACTTTAACCACACGGAAGTTATAATCACTCCAGAAGCCTACATGGACAGTTGGGAAGACAGTGTGTATTACATGGAACAGCCTGTTTACAATCCAAGCATGTCTATGTATTGTTTCACTAATAAGTTTTTGGCTGACAAGGAAATAATTGTAACTCTAGCCGGCGACATGGGTGATGAAATATTAGCCGGCTATCCAAAATACTGGAAGATGAGAAACCCACAATGGTTGAAAAAACAAATAGGAAAAACAAAAATGGAGAGTTGGGATGATGTACTACTGATGTGGCTGAATAGAATAAAACGTCCTTTGAACCTGACAGATAATCCTATCAGTGATGAAATACTTTTACAAGAATTCAAAAAATGCTATCCTGGAGATTTATGGAACCCAAATGATCCCATAGGTTCTCACATGGCCTTAGACTGCGTAGCACAGGTACCTGAAGAAATGTTCAGTAGGAATGACAAATACGGCATGGCCTACAGCATGGAGGGACGATTTCCGTTAGCCACTAAGACATTCATGAGGTATTGCATGAGCATACACACAAATGAAAAATTAGGTCCAAATAAGTCAGACACAAAAATTCTAATTAAAAATGCATACAAAGGAATACTGCCAAAAGTAATCTTGAATAAAACAAAAACAGGCTGGACAGTTCCTGTCGGGCATTGGCTGACAACCAACACGAGTGCCAAGTTATCAGACTTCTACCAGGCCAGAACAGGAAGCAATTCAGGATTGAATGTTACAAAAGCAAGTCAGAAGGCCGGTAAGGCTCTTGTCCCGGCGTGGATAGTAAGTGATTGGATCAAAAAATACAACATGACAAGGTAAAGTAAATATTCACTATGAAGATAAAAGTTATTACATCTTATAAACCGGGCACATGGGACCAGTACGCCAAAAAGGCGGTAGACAGTGTGCTGAAGCACTGGCCAACAGACACCCACGTCACAGTATATCACGAAGCACAAACACAGGACATTTTCGAACACCCGAGGTTAGAATGGATAGACGTACATCAGGCCCAACCAGAACTAGTTAAATTTAAAAACAAATATAAGGACGATCCGGTGGCCAACGGTGAGATACAAGAAATAGCAAACGGTGTAAGGCGCCCTGGGCCTATGCCATCCAAAGGATCGTTTCAATGGAACGCGGTTAGATTTGCAAATAAAGTTTTCTGTGTCACACACGCCTTAAGCAATTCTAATGGCTATGATTATGTTATATGGTTAGATGCAGACACTTATTCATTCCGTGACATGCCAACAAGTTTTTTACAGGAGATACTACCCAGAGACAGTTTATTGACTTACCTAGGTAGAGGAGGAGAAGATCCAGAATGTGGATTTGTTGGATATAATCTTAATCACCCTGAAGTACAAAATTTAAACTCGGACTGGGAGAACCTTTACATCAATGATGGTATATTTGGCCTAACTTCAGGATGGACAGACTGTTCGTCATTAATACACCTATCTAACAAGTACCAGAAAGAAAAAAATATTAAAATAAATGATATAGGACATGCCAGCGGAGTCAAAGGACACCACGTATTCATTAATAGTGTTTTAGGCTTATATATGGATCATTTTAAAGGAAAACGTAAACAATCAGGCACTAGTTGGAAAAAAGATTTTTGGCCACAGTCTAAGGCCGAAATAAAAAATATTACACAACTGGACTATTGGAAAAAATTAAAATGAAACTAGAAGTTTGGACACAACACGGCCCACTGAACTCGGAACCTATATTCAAAGCATTCATCAAAAGTTTACAAGATGCAGGCGATTCGGTTATACTTAACAGAGAAAGCGATGCGGACGTGGCCGTGATATGGAGTGTCTTATGGCTAGGAAGGATGCGTAACTATAAAAAAATATGGCAAAGATTCAAGCAAAATAACAAACCAGTCATAGTTCTGGAAGTTGGAGGACTTAGAAGGAATAAAAGTTTCAAAGTGGCAATTAATGGTGTGAACAGAAAAGCCGACTTCGCAAATCAAAATGTTGACGATAAACGCTGGCCGTTATTCAAACACGAGTTGAAACCGTGGCAACAGAGGGGACAAACAATAATACTGCTTGGTCAACACCATGCATCAGAACAATGGGCCGGACTGCCAGACATGAGAACATGGTTTGAATCACAAGTGCAACAAATAAGGAAATACACCGATCGTCCAATACAGATACGTCCACACCCCCGAAATAATATCGGCTTTGACGTAAAGAAATTTAAAAATGTAACTTTAAAAAACCCAGTGATCGATACTAGCAAAATAGACGACACAGACTTCAAGGACACTCTGAAAGACGCATGGGCAGTTGTGAATCATAGTTCTAATCCAGCCATGGAAGCGGTGATAAATGGCATTCCGGTGTTTGTATCAGAAGCAAGTCTATGTTATGAAGTTGGCAACAGATCATTAGAAACGATCAACAATCCTGCCATGCCTGATAGGACAGCATGGGCAAATAAACTTTCTTACACCGAGTGGTTTCCTGATGAAATACAAAAAGGCCTGCCATGGAGAAGAATTAAATCCAGGCTTGAGGAGGCATACCTTTGATCAAACCAATAGAATTCAAACCATACACTGGAGAAACTGTTAACACAGTCCTGAGGATTAAAAACGGCAAACGCACACAAGAGACAGAATGGTACCCTGATAAGGTAAAAGCAGTGCCGAGAGGAAACGCATATTGCATAGGCAATGGCCCGTCACGTAAAGATTTTGATCTTAACAAATTAAAATCAACAGGACAGACATACGGCTGTAACGCTTTATACAGAGACTTCCTTCCAGACTTTATTTTCAGCGTTGACGCAAAGATGACAGCACAGATGTGTGCGGATCAGGTAGGCAGGAAGACCATCCATTACGCTCCTTCCTTGGAAGTAAACAGAAAACATGCCAAAGGTATGTTACATCTGATCCCAAACAATCCACACTGGATTTCAGGCAATCAGGCCTTCTGGACAGCGGGTGTGCATGGCCACAAAAACATATATCTCATAGGATACGATTTCAGAGAATATGGAAAAGGAAAACTGAATAACATATACCAAGACACAGAAAATTATGGAGAGAGGCATGGCGATTCAATCATGGACGGCTGGCTTAAACAGTTCAGAGACATGATAAAAATGAGACCATATGTCAATTACACCGTGGTGCATGACAATCCACCCGAATACTTACATTATCTACAGACGGGCGAGGATCTTGGTAACACTAAAGTTATAAGTTACAATGAATTTGAAAAGGTGCTAACACCTAGCAAGGTTTAAACCTGCACGTTCAAATTTAGTTCTCCAAGCAAAGAAATTTTTGTTGTGATTTGAATAAGGATCTTGCAACCAGGTCATTTGGTAAAGATGCACCATTTCGTGTGCCAGTGTCTCCACAAAGTCTTTCCATTTTGGAAATTTACAATGTAATTCGATATAATAATCAACCTCTATGTGATAGGGAATGACCCTTTGATCAAATTTACCTTTTGGAGTTTTCCTATTGTCCCAATTGGCCACACATCTTCCCCAGTCTTTGTGTAGTTTTCTAATGTGTAAAGGTACCATTGGTAATCTGCTGTTGAACAAGCAACGGTTGATGTGTCTGAACCATTGATATGCTTGTTGTTCAGTTGGTCTAAAACCTTTTTTATTTTTGTATCTAGTCTCAGTATTTTCCAACCTAATCTTCAGTTGTTTTCTTACATTGACTTTTTTTACTCTTATCTTTTTCATGGTTGACAGTATTACCAATTATGCTATAATATACTAATAATTACCTAAAATATCATGGATAATATGCACACAGATTTGCCGAAAACAATTAACGACGCCCTTAAAATATTAGCATATAATGATTATTTTTGGTCTGATACTTCAAATCCAGCAAAAATGAAGATTAAACCACACCAGAAGGATTTTGAGACTGTGAGATCGCTGGCAGAATCACAATATGCTTGGACAGAAAAACAGGCGAGATTGGCTTTGGTAATCCTTAAGAGATATCTAACAAAGTTCCAGGCACACGGCATGGACATCAAAAAACTGTTAGACAATCCGCAATATGAAGACGCTTTTAGAGTGATAAGTTTTGACAAGGTCATTGAAAAATATGTTGACGAGGATAACAATACAAGAATAGAGATGCGGTTCCCATATCATAAAAAGGTAATACAACTTATTCGTTGTATGAAAGACAAACGCGACTTGCCGGCCGGATATGCAAACTACGATGGCGAAGCAAAGAAATGGACATTCCTGCACACAGATGTTACAGCCTATTATCTTACTCTGATAGCAGTGAGATATGACTTTAAATTTATGGACGATAGCCTTTTGAATGATTATGAACAGATTAAAGATGAGATAGTAGGACATAGACAACCAACGGCAAAGTTAATCGGAGGCGAAATTGTCTTGTCGAACGCAGGTGAATCATTACAGGAATATTGGAACAATAACATGAAAGAAAAGTCTGCACTAGAGCAAGTAGACAGTTTGAAAAATTTCAATATTTCAACGACGGGCATTGATGTAAAAGCAGAGACATTGATAGGTAAAAAGATCGCTCACAACAACTATCACAAATTGTGGATAGATTCCAAGACATTCACAAAAACAGAAGTGGTAAAAGGCCTCTTGGAATTGAACTGCTTTCCCTTAATGATGCCAGTCAGTGGAGACATTCACATGGAGGAAGATGTGAAAGATTTTTGGGAGTGGATGAATGCGTTCAAATCTTTTGGTATAGATTTACTAAACGAGTGCAGTTGGGGTTTTGATGTCAGAGAACCGATCTACAAAAAAGACTTAGATCGTCATAACAGTGACAGGACCTATTTGCTAGATAACCAAAAGTCAGAAGAATTTTTTGAAAACTTGTATGAACTTCACCAAATGAGCAAACAATTCAAACTCATCAACCAAAAAACCAAAATAATATTTGTTAGGAACAGGATTCCTAGATCACTGATTAAAAGTAAAATAAAACCAAAAGCATCTTTGGTTGCCATTGGCGGAGGACATTACGCTACCGGCACAGACAATCTAAAAAGAATGCTTGAAAATCTTCCAAAAAAGTTGTATTATAGTGATTATCAGCCAAGTAGTTGGGATTGGCATGATCACATTATAGTAAAACTTTAGAATGAGCAGTTGTAAATTAATAATAAAAGACGAAGTAAATGTAAAGTTCGAGAACCTAAGCCTCGAGTGGCGTAAGCGACTATCAAACAAATTCAAATATGAGATACCATATGCGAGACATTTACCAGCAGTGAAACTCGGAAGATGGGATGGCAAAGTAAGTTTCTTTGGTTTGGGTGGCACAACATATCTTAATCTGGTGGACCAAATATTGCCAATACTAGAGGAAGGTGGAGTATACGTTGACTTCGAAGACAGACGTCAAAAACATAACTTTGAATTTAAAGCCGTAGATAAAAATTATTTGTCACACATAACTTGGCCGGAGGATCATCCGTGTGCTGGACAACCTATACAATTACGAGACTATCAAGTGGAAACAATCAACAAGTTTATTGAAAACCCACAATGCATACAAGAGATCGCCACTGGCGCAGGTAAGACCATTATTACAGCGGCACTGTGCCAACTGGTCGAACCATATGGCAGAACGTTGACCATAGTTCCAAACAAAAGTCTTGTGACACAGACAGAAGAGGACTTCCTTGCTTGTAACCTGGACGTAGGTGTTTATTATGGTGACCGTAAAGAGTTAGGAAGATTTAATACAATAGCAACCTGGCAATCACTAAACGTGCTAGAAAAGAAAAGCAAAGACGAACACACCACAGACTTTCTAGAAGCAATAAAAGGAATCAATACAGTAATCATAGATGAGGTGCACATGGCAAAGGCAGACGTACTCAAAAGATTATTGACAGGACCGTTTGCACATTGTGGAATACGTTGGGGACTGACAGGCACTGTGCCAAAGGCAGATTTCGAATTCATGGGATTGAAATGTAGCATAGGTGAGGTTGCAAACAGGATACAAGCAAGTGAACTTCAAGACAAAGGTGTTCTTGCAAACTGCCATGTGAACGTTTTGCAAACGCAGGATCATCCACAATTCAAAACTTATGCTGAAGAATTGAAATGGCTAACTACGGATAGCACCAGAATGTCCTGGATCGCTGAAACTATAGATCATATAGCAACATCTGGAAACACACTTATTTTAGTCGACAGGATATCCGCGGGTGAAATATTACAAAAAAAATTAAAAGATTCTGTCTTTATATCAGGATCAACAAAAAATTTAGAAAGGAAAGAACACTACGATGAAGTGTCTACAACACAAAACAAAATCATTATTGCAACTTATGGCGTCGCATCCGTTGGCATTAATATTCCTCGGATATTCAATCTTGTTCTTATTGAACCTGGCAAATCTTTCGTAAGGGTAATACAAAGCATAGGACGAGGTATTCGTAAAGCAGAAGACAAAGACAATGTGCAAATATGGGACATCACAAGCAGTTGCAAGTTTGCAAAAAGGCATCTAGGGCAAAGAAAAAAGTTTTACAAAGAGGCCAATTATCCGTATAATATAGAGAAGATAGATTATGAAAATCCTAACACTAGATAATAAAACATACACACTAGAGAAGATACCCGAGTGGGTTGACGAGAAGTTGAGATTCGCAGTGCTTGATAATTCAGATCCTGCAAATCCAGATTTCTTTTATATCCCTTTGATATTTCTTGAAAGTTTTAATGCACCCGCGGCCGTATTAGAAATCGGACCACACAAAATTAAAATGCCATTAGATTGGAAGATGTTAATAGGAGAAGCAGGACAGTCAGAGATGCATGTACTTTCAATCACTAGTCTCAATGACAGAGGTTTTGATGCTTTCGTATTCAATCCTTTATCAAGTCCTAAACCAGATTTCTATCCTATAGATGTTGTAGACATCTACACAGAAGTCAAATGGTACTTCCCAAAAATAAAATCGGGACAGATGTTAGCGGTGCCGTTGAATAATGGTCCTAAACCGATGTGTGCTTATTTTGTAAAGGATATATCGAGACAGTGCGAGCAGGTTGATTATGGCTCGGTCTGGTAGAAAATCCGTCACCATAGATGCACCAATAATGATTACCAGCAATAAAATTGCTGTGTGGATGGATGAAGAGTGGATGCACAATTTTTTTGATTTCATGAAGGACAACAAAATCAAACTTTCCGCTTTACAACACAAACAAAGGAAACTAAAATTAACATTTGTAACTCCAGAGGATTGCACAATGTTTGGATTAAAATATGCCAGCAGAAAAAAATAGAAAATTTTTTGATTTGAGGAATGGACTGAAAGCAGTAGACTTCAGGAACAAAGATTACTTTGATAGAATAGACGACAAAGAGAAGTCGCTGTACTCTCCATACATGCTAATGAGATATGTGTCAAGCACGTCATCAAAGGATCAATTTTATGTAGAGCACTACGTAGAAATGGTCAACGAGTGTGTGAACAAACACTGCTTCACACTAGGCAAACACAAGAAGTTGTTATGGATACTAACTGCTATGTGTGGCGCACTTCAGCAACAGTTTCACCCATGGATCAAGCCAATGAAGCGTGTGCCAAACAAGAGTCTAAAAAAACTACAACAGATATACCCGACCTGGAAAGAGTCTGATCTAGAAACATTAGATAAAGTAATAACGGATAGAGAACTTGAGGAACTGATAGAAGCACATGGCATCAACGAATAAATGCACATACTGTGGGAAAGTTTTTGCAAAGGCAAGGACACTTCAGGTACACTTGTGTGAACCAAAACGTAGATATCTACAACGTGATGAGAAATGGGTGGTAAATGCTTTCATGGTGTTTCAGAGATTCTATCAGATACATCAACACAACTCAAAACCAAAAACATACGACGACTTTGTAAAAAGTTCTTACTACAATGCATTTGTTAAGTTTGGCCGATTCATCATGCACATCAATCCATTGTACCCAGAGAAGTACATAGACTATGTTTTACAATCCAAAGTAAAATTAGATCACTGGGCAAGGGATGATCTCTATGAACTTTATCTAGTAGAGGCCTTAAAGACCGAACCCGTGGAAGCCGCACTACAAAGGAGTATAGCAACCATGATGGATTGGGCGACAGAACAAAATGCACAGTGGTCGGACTACTTCAGATTGGTGAACACGAATAGGGCAGTGGCACACATCCAACAGGGCAAGATAAGTCCATGGTTGTTGTTAGGTTGCAACGCAGGCAAAAGGATGTTAAAATCTTTTAACGACGAACAATTACAAATGATTGAAAAATTTATTAATCCAAGTTTCTGGCCAAGCAAGATGAAAAGTTATCCAGCGGATCTAATGTTGGTACAGGACACAGCGAAGGAGGCCAAAATTGTCTAAGATAAATTTAGAAGTTGCAGATAACTTAGAATTCGAACATGGAGATATAGCAATCACTATCAAACCCGATGGCACAATAGGAAAGATTATAATGCCAAAGATGGATGAAGAAATAAGAAACACAGAAGGATACAGGAAAATGCTTGACGTGGTTGAAGTATTGCAACCGGGGGCAAAAGAAGAATTTATAAAACATGATACAAAAGAAAAGGGAAGTGTACACTAATGCCTGATGTAGACATAGACTTCTTTGACAGAGATAACACACTCAAGTTATTCAAACACACTCCTGCATCTATGATAAAAGATGGCAAGTCTGAGAAACATAAGACCGGAGTGTACTTCCATGCGGTGCCAGAACATCCGGTCACGGGACACGCAAGTTTGGATTATAAACAAGCAGAGGACAGAGGGTACTTCAAGATAGATTGTCTAAACGTGAACATCTACAAGGATGTCAAGTCAGAGCAGGAACTTGTTGAACTGATGATACAGGAACCAGATTGGGACATGCTGAAAGATCCAAAGATAGTGGAAAACCTTTTCCACCTAAATGGACATTACAACATAGTGTCCAAACTTGAACCAAAAACAATAGAACAACTTGCGGCTGTGTTGGCCATAATACGTCCTGCCAAGAGACATCTAATGCACAAGGACTGGGTGGATGTGATGAAAGAAGTCTGGGTGAAACCAACTGACGGATCGTACTTCTTCAAGAAGTCACACGCTGTGGCATACGCACAAGCCATAGTGGTACAGATGAATCTGATGCAAAAGGCTAAATATAGTTTTGATGCAACATCAAAAAAATAAAAAGAAAAAAATATTAAATTATCTTAAACAATCCAAACAAAAATCCAAGTCTTCATATCGTTCAGAGAATAACAGTTACCAGCCAGATAGTGGTTTAACACAGCACTACATTACAACTGGTGCTATACTTCCTGAAAAAAAGACTAGATAGGTTTTCTAACTAATTGGATTGTCCTTCTCTTCACCCGTTTCTTTGAAATTTCAGAAAGTTTGACAGTAGGCCCATGCACTATCTCAACATCTTTTGAGTTTAAAGTAACCAACGTTGTACGAAAGTATTTGAACTCGCCCTTGAGAAATATGTTGATTGGTAATTTACGATTGGATTCATGCCACCAAGTTTCCCCACACTTCAGAAATCTCATCTTATCCTGTGGCATCATCAGTCTGCCATAATCATAGAAACTGATCACGTTTGCATCTTCATTCTGTATTATGCCCACATACTCCAAATCGCCCTTTCTGATCAGGCTCAAAAATGGGAACTTGTCCCGGAGAGTGTTAAAAATTTCGTTCATTCTATATCTATAAATACTGTTAAATATGTATTATGCAAACAGTTTCAAGGTATTTACTATCACAGTTGGTAATAGCCTACGTAAGTGGTTACCACGGGAGGAATTCAAAAGTGTACGATAGACGTTTAACACTGCACAGAGGGGTATCAAACCCAGTGAACTTCACGTTCAAGAATGAGGATCAGAAGGCTCAGGACATCACTTCTAAGACCTATGAGTTCAACATGATCGATTCAGAAAGCAAAAAAGCGGTCCTTACGAAGACACTGACCATACTTGACGACGGATCTACCGTGAGTACGAAAGGTGACGCAAGTTGCACCATTACTGAAGGCGATCTTTTACCACTGGATGCAAAGTTCTACAACTATGCAGTCAGGGAAGTAAAATCTGATGGTAGCAGAGAGATCACATACTCAGACACAGGATACGCGGCGGCTGGCACAGTAGAACTGTTAGATGGAGCATATCCTGAATTCATAGAAAGTACCAACGTGTCAACTTTTCCAAGTGGCGGGCCACTGGCATATGTGTCGGGATCTATAGATGCACGTCCTGGAATAAACAACAACAAGGCTTTACATACGATTGCTGTGTACACAAAGAACTTTACAGGATCATTGAGGGTGCAAGGTACGATGAGTGCTTCTCCTAGTAACAGTGATTATTTTGATATTACCCTAGATGGTGAAGCGTCAGCAACAAACACATTTACAGATTCCACAACAGTTACCAATTTCAATTTTACAGGTGTTTACCATAGCGTGAGATTTGCATGGGGCAACGACACTGGTAACACTGGAGTGATTGACAAAATCCTTTATAGACAGTAAAATATAGTTTATGAACCTGATCCAGAATACAATTCTGACAAGTCTGCCTGCGGGCAGAAAGAAAACTCCCAGCGGATGGATAAGTTTCAACGCACCGTGTTGTGTACACAATGGAGAGACAGCAGACAAAAAGAAACGTGGTGGCTTAATGACAAGTGCAGATGGTACAGTCAGTTATCACTGTTTCAACTGTGGATTCAAAGCAAGTTATGTAATAGGACGTAAACTGACCTACAAGATGAGGCAGTTCATGGGATACATTGGCATACCTGATGACACAATACGTAAACTAGCAATAGAGGCCATGCGTGAAGAAGAAGGCGATGCCAAATACGAAAAGAAAAAATTTGTTACATTTAAAAAGAAAGAATTGCCGAAACATACAAGGTCACTGGGTGAGTGGTTGGAAGAATATACAGTAGGAACAATGACAACTGAACAACAAAACAAAATTGATAACCTATTGAATTATCTAGCAGGAAGAGGTATAGGTGCAGATTGGTATGACTTCATGTATTCATCAGACAAGTATTGGGACGTTGATAGAAGATTGTTGATACCATTTTACTGGCGTGGTGATATCGTCGGCTTTACAGGAAGGATGTTTGAACAATCTGACAAAGTAAAATACTACACAGACGTACAACCAGGATACGTTTTTAACATGGATGCACAGGATTGGACAAGAAAGTTTGTTATAGTTACTGAAGGTCCTTTTGATGCAATAACCGTTTCTGGTGTCAGTATACTTGGTAGTGAGATAAATGAAACACAAAGAGAACTTATTGATGGTCTCGGTAGAAAGGTAATTGTTGTGCCTGACAGAGACGCTCCAGGAGAGAAACTGATAAACCAGGCTATAGAATTTGGATGGAGTGTTGCATTTCCAGAATGGGATAAAACGGTTGGCGATGTAGCGGATGCTGTGTTAAAATATGGTAGACTGTTTACTATTCAATCAATATTGAAGACCACAGAGTCGAGTAAACTTAAAATAGATTTAAAGAGAAAGATGTATGGCTGAATACACATTTGATGTACAAAAACTTTATATAGAGATGCTTTTAGCAGACGCTGAGTCGTTTGCTAGGGCACAGAATATATTCAAACCAGAATCGTTTGATCGTAAACTGCAACCAATTGCGAAGTTTGTAAAAGAGTACATGGACGAGTATAAGGTTATGCCTGACGTTGAACAGGTAAACGCTAAACACGACATCAAATTGAAATCAGCAAAAGATCTGGATCCAAGCCATTTCAACTGGCTACTAGACGAATTTGAAACATTCTCGAGACACAAGGCACTAGAACACGCAATACTGCAATCAGCAGACATGCTTGAAAAGGGAGACTATGCACCTGTTGAAGACATGGTGAAGGAGGCAGTGAATGTTGGACTGACACGTGATCTCGGCACAGACTACTTTGAGGATCCCAAGGGAAGACTTGAGGCACTCAAGGCAAACAACGGACAGATCAGCACTGGCTGGAACAACTTAGACAAGAAACTGTTTGGCGGTTTCAACCGTGGAGAACTAAACATCTTTGCAGGTGGATCAGGAGCAGGTAAGAGTTTGTTCTTACAGAATCTTGCGGTGAACTGGGCACAGGCTGGTCTGAACGTTTGTTACATATCTTTTGAATTAAGTGAGCAACTGACTGCCATGAGGCTTGATGCAATGATGACTAACATTCCAACTAAGAAAGTATTTCCGGAAATAGAAAATGTTGAGATGAAAGTTAAGATGCTGGCAAAGAAATCAGGAAACTTACAGATCAAATATTTGCCAAGTGGTAGCAACGTGCTTGACGTTAGAACATATCTGAAAGAATTAGAACTAAAAAACAAAAAGAAAATTGATTGCATACTGATAGACTACTTGGATCTCATGATGCCAAAGAGCAAGAGAATATCACCAGCGGACTTGTTCATAAAAGACAAATACGTTTCAGAGGAGTTGAGAAACTTGGTCGTGGAGAAACAGTGTGTGTTGGCAACAGCATCACAGTTGAACAGGGCATCTGTTGAAGAGATAGAGTTTGATCACAGTCACATATCAGGCGGATTATCCAAGATACAAACAGCAGATAACGTGATTGGTATATTCACAAGTAGGGCCATGAAGGAACGTGGAAGATACCAGATTCAGTTCATGAAGACGAGATCAAGTTCTGGTGTTGGACAAAAAGTAGATTTAGAATTTGATGTTGATAGTCTACGTATCAGAGACTTGGCAGACGATCCTGAATATAAACAGTTTGACAAACAGAGAAGTACAATATATGACTCGTTGAAGCAGACATCCAAAGTTTCAACATCAGATGGTACACCAAAAGATGCAAGAAATGACGTGCCGGATCCTCGCAAAGGTGACACAATAGGTAAAGTAAAAGCCAACGTAGAAGGCGGCAAACTGAGACAACTTCTAAACGAACTGCACTCAGATGAAGAACAGTAATGACATCGACTACATATACGAGAAGTTAAGTTCTCTGTATCCTGAATACTCAAATAAAAAACCTAAAGCAAAGATATATTCTAAGGCATACACTAGCCTTATAGGTGTAATGCTATCTGCACAATCACAAGACAAGAGGACGGCGGTTGCTTGTAGACAACTGTTCGCACTGGCTAACACACCTGATGAGATGCTTAAACTATCACAGGAAGAGATAATAGAAGCAATCAAACCCGCAGGATTGTTCAATGCCAAATCTAAAAACATCCTTGCAACAAGTAAGATGTTATTAGAAAAATTTAATGGTCGTGTGCCAAGCACACAGAAAGAACTAATGACACTGCCCGGTGTTGGTCGTAAGAGTTCGGACATAGTCATGAGATTTGTTTTTGGTGAGCCACACATAGCAGTGGACACACACGTGTTCAGAATGTTATGGCGTCTTGGTTGGGCAGACAGTCTCGATGAAGGCAAAGCATCTGTCACAGTCAATGACACAACACCAAGCAAATACAAGTACGGTGCTCACATGTGGCTGATAACACATGCAAAACTTGTTTGCAAATCAAGATCACCTTTGTGCGAAGCGTGTGTTATTAATGCCGCCTGTGACCAAAGAGACATCACAACTCCAAAAAATAAATTACGCCAAAAAGTTTACGCTTCATAATCTACGCAGATAAATATACTTGCTCAAGGCAATAACAGGCAAACATAAAAGCATAGGCAAATGAAAGACAAAGAACTGAACGACATAACAAGGCTGTACGATAGATTCATTAGGCAA